GCCTTGGACTGCCCGTTCTTGTGCAGCACGCAGGCGGCGTACCACTGGTCGTCGGTGTAGTCGGCCTGGGTGAACTGGGACCACGGCTTGTCCGAGACGAACTCGTCCAGACCCTTGGTCATCAGGCCGACGACCTCGGCCTCCATGCCCTCGCGCTTCTTCGCCAGGCAGTCCTCGTAGTCGTCGGCCTCCGGGTCGCACTCGGAGTCCACGACCTCGGACGGGGGACCGCCGACCGCCGGGGCACCCTCGGCCTCGGCCCAGGTGCCCAGTGCGATGAACGCCTCTGCGAACGCGGGAATGGCGACCATGCTCGCGGAGGCGATCCGGGCACTGGTGAACGTGACCTTCTCCGTCTCCTCATCGAACTCGAAGGCGGCGTCGTCGGCGTCCACCGAGACCCCGAACCTGCCGAACTCGGCGATCAGGCCGACGGCCTCGTCGGTCTCGGGAGTGTCCACGAAGTGGCCCTCGCTGCGCATCAGGTTGCCGACCCGCTCGATGGTCTCGATCCGGGCGATGACGACGGACCCGTCGTGGCCCATCCCGGACGCCTTCTGCCAGGTCAGTGGCAGTGGCAGGTCCCGGAAGCGCAGGGAGTCGGGGGCGAACTGCCGCCCGTCGCCGGACCACACCCCCTCGGGGGCGAGCACGCCGTGCCAGGCCAGTGGCGTGGTCGGCTGCTCGGCAACGTCGGTCGTGGCGGCTGCGGCTACCTCGGTCATGGCTCCTCCGAACGGGTACTCGGCCCGGTCCTCACCGTCCCACACGGCGAGCCGGTCGTAGGTGATGGACTCGACGGCGGACAGAGCGTCGATGCCGTCGCCGGACAGCATCAGGTCGTAGCCGATGGTGTTGTGCGGGGTGTAGTTCGGGTACTGCTTGACGGCGTCGTGGGCGGCCTTGATGTTGACGTCCTGCAACAGCCGGTCGCGGGTGAACGTGGGCACGTTGGGGGCCAGCATCCAGACGATCGCACCCTCATCACCGAGCGGCTCGACCCGGTCCACGTTCGCGGTGAACCCCTCGGTCAGGTCCGCGAACGCGGAGACGGACGCCCGGATCGCCTCCATGTCCAGGTCCGGGTTGTCCTCCGGCTTGCCCAGCCAGACCAGGGTCAGGTGGGCTTCGTCGGGCGCGAGGTCGTTGACCGGGTCATCGGCTCGGGGGAGGGCGACGATGACCCGGCCCGTCTTGGGTGCCGCGTCCCCTTCGACGGCGGCAGCGGCCAGGCTGTCCACGGCAGGGCGGACCGCGCAGCGGCAGTTGATCCACAGTTCGATGGGGGCGGACGTGTCGCCGGGGAACAGCATCTCGACGCCGTCCACGTCGAACTTCTCGCCGACCGGGCGCTGCTGGCCGTCGGTGTCCTTGTGGCTGACCCGCACCTTGGAGTCGTGCATGGTGACCCACTCCATGACCAACTGCTCCGGGTCGTGACCGGCGGCGGTGATCGCCGCCCAGTTGATCGCGGCGGTGCTGATCCAGGTGGCGATGACCTTGGCGGTGTACTCGTCAGGCTTGCCGGTGAGCGGCAGCGAAGCGCGCAACTGCTTGCTCAGCGTGGCCCAGGCGCGCACGTCGTGACGGACCGCGCCGTCGGAGTCCTCGCGGAGCACGTCGTTGAACAGCAGTCGTGCGGGTGCGAGCAACGTTCGCCACCAGTCCTCCTGCGCGTAGTTGTCCAGTGCCCTCGCCACCAGGGGGGTGAGGGTCTCGATGGCCTGCTCCTGGCGGTCGAACCGCTTGGTGGCGAACTCCTGCCGGGTCATGGTGATCATGTCGGCGCCAGGGTCAGCCAGTGCGAGAGCCGCTCACGGGTGTGCGGGGCCTGTTCGTTCAGCAGGCTGCGACAGTAGGAGTCCAGCACTGGCACGATCTTGTCGTGGTCCGCGATTCCTGCCAGCACCATCGGGGCGCATGACCAGGCGTCGTCCAGCAGGGCACCCCCACCGGTGCCGCACTTCACGAACAGGTGCGTCTCGTAGGCGGGCACCCCGACCGGCTTGGCACCGTTGGCCCGCAGCCGGTTCCCGGCCCGCTCCAACGCCCGGAACACCAGGGCCTCGGACGCGGCGAGCACCGCTTCGGCGGGGGTGCGGGGCTTGGTCGGGTGGTCCTCCAAGGACGGCGGTGGCCCGTTCTGGACGGGGATGCCGGAGGTAGGCGCGGCGAGGGGCACGCCAAGGGCAGCGAGAGCCGCGCCCACCTGTTCGGGGGTGGAGGACCCGGACGCGATCTTCACCAGCAGCCACACCTTGAACTGCTCGGGGGTGGGCAGGTCGCCAGCGTCGAACCCGTTCTCCCGCAGCAGCGCCTCGACGGACAGCAGGCCCCGGTCGTACAACTCGAAGGCTTCCTTGGACCGGTCCGGGCGCAGCCGCAGCGCGGAGGAGTCGTAGACCACCAGCGAGGGGTCCTCGGTGATGGGCCGCAGGTAGCCCATCGTGAGGGCGTTCACGATCACGTCGAGCATCGGCTCGATGTGCAACTTGATGGTGGACTCCTCGATCGCCCATGCACCCCAGTGGCTCACCCCGTTGGAGGTTCCGCCGCCGGTCCCGGCGTTGCTGGACATGCCGAGCACCTGCTCGGGGGGAAGGTCCATGCCGAGCGCGAACCGGTGGATCGCCTCACCGCGCAGGGCCATCGCCGCGTTGTCCAGTTCGGACCAGAACGTCAGCAGTTTGGCCTTGTCGATCTCCTCGCCGGGGGCGGTGACCACGACGGGAATCTGGGCGGCGGGACTGGACGGGTCCTGAATGGGGGTGAGCATCGCGTCGGCCAGGACCCGCATGAACGCGTCGGCGTCGTTGGTGGTCTCGACTTCCTTGCCGTCCACCGGTGGGGGTGGCGGGAAGGTCATGCCCTGGGGCAGGAACAGGATGCCCGCACCGGCCAGGCGGGACGTGATCTGGCTGAACACGTACCGGGTGAGCCACTCGATCTCGCCGAGGATCGGCAGCAGCGAGCGGAACGGTGAGTCCGCTTCGAGCCGCTGAGCCGGGGAGGGAATCCAGATGCGGATGACCACGTCGTCCTTGGTGAGGTTCACCACCGGCAGGCCGTTGCCGTAGTTGATCTGCCAGGTGTCACCGGCGACCTGCATCTCCACGCAGGAGATGACCTCCCAGACCTCGTCCGGTTCCACGACGTTCTCGACGTGCACCTGGCGCCCGACCAGGTAGCACTCACCGGCGACGGTCAGGTGGGTGCCGATGCTGTCCAGCATCTGGGTCTGGCCGTCCTTGCCGTTGAACAACTGGTCGAGGGCGTCGGCGGCCTTGCCCTCGGTCTGCTCGACCGGCACCCCACCCTCGATCACCGCGCTGGACAGCACCGCCCGGCTGACTGCATGTCCGAAGAACCTGGCCGCGTACCGGGCCTCACCGCAGATCGCGTAGTGCCGGTAGCACTCACCCTGCCAGTCCCGGCGCGGCTGGTAGATGCGCGCGGCCTTGCCCGGATACCTCGTGGACGAGGCGACGAGCGCCGTGGTGGGGATCACCGGAGTGGTCGGTGCGACGCTGCGTCGTCGGGGCATCGACCTCACCTGGCTGCTTAGGGGGGAGTCCGTTCCAGGGAGTCTCGCACATCCGGGGGGTCACTCGTCAGACCCGGCCTGATCCTCGCCCTTCTCCACCTTCCGGCGGCGGCGTTCCTCCCGGTACATGTGCAGGTTGAAGGTGTACCCCCGGATCATCCCGACCAGGATGATCAGCGTGACGGGCGCCGCAATCAGAATGCCGACGATGGCTGCGTTGCGGCCCGCCTCGCTCATGGCTACTCCGGTTGTTCGTCCCGTGCCACGAGTATGGCCGACAGGTACGACATGGCCCACCAGCCGTTGATCAGCCACCACGTCCAGTGCAGGTCACTCGCCCACATCCAGGCGAGCATCCCGGCGGCCAGGTAGGGCGCGAGGCAGAACGGGCACTCGGTCAGCGCCACCCAGCGCATCCGCCGGTCCCCGGACAGCAGCCAGTGCTGGACCTTGGTCCGCGCCCAGGCGACGGGCGGGTAGTCGTCGTAGGTGAGCAGCCGGGCGGTCCGTCCGATCGAGATGACCGCCACGATCACCGCCGCCAGTCCGACCCGGTCGAAGTGGATGAACCAGTCGTCGTTCACGGGTGTCCTCTCGGGACCGTTTCAGAATCTGAAGTCAGACAGCGTGCAGGTGGCGAGTGGTCGGGGTGCGGCGCAGCAGGTCCTGCGGGTTGGCGACCTGGGCGGGCATCACGTGCTTGGCGAGTTCGGTGGCGGCGTGCACGAGGGCGTCCACCCGGTTCGGGGAGTCGCCTTCGCCGGGCACCCAGGTGGTCTGCTCGTCCTCCAACAGGGCCAGGTCGCCCTGCTTGCCGACGTGGAACACCCGGTGCTTCTCGTACAGGGCGACGATGGGCTCGGCCCGGATGGCCTTGCCGCGCCGGGAGTTCACCAGGATGATCCGGGCGCCCCGGTAGCCGGAGGATTCCAGGGTGTGCTTGACCATCTCACCGCCGTAGTTCTTCTCCGGCACGATGGCGTCCGCGCTCAGGTCCTCGTAGACGGAGTTGGCCCGGCCCGCCCAGGCGGCGGGGGAGTACCGCCCGGAGGAGTCGTCCAGCACGTACAGGTCCTTGGCCGCGCTGATCCCGACGGCGATGATGCCGGTCTCGTCGGACTTGGCGCTGGCGGTTCCGGCGGGGTCCACGCCGACCACGATGCGGGTCAGCGGGGGTGGTTCGAGCACCCACTGGAACATGTCCCAGGTCCACAGCGCGCCCTCGATGTCCTGTAGGACCTCGCCGTGCAACTCCTGGCGTCCGAGCCGGGTGCCCTCGTACCGCCCGATGATGGTGTCCCGGAAGGTGGGCGCGAGGTTCTGCACGTTCGCGTAGGTGGAGGCCCGGTGCACGACGGTGAGCGGGTCGGCCATCGTCTCCTTCACCCACTTGGTGGGCTTCGGGGTGGTGGTCGCGATGATCTTGGGGGCGCGGCCCATGCGCAGGCCGAACATGATGTTGTCCCAGACCAGTTTGATCAGCGGGAAGTGGGCGGGTTCGTCGGCCCACACGTGCCCGTGCTGGGGTCCGCGCAGACGGTCCGGCTCCTCGGCACTGAACCCCTGGGCGATGCACCCGTTGGGCCAGGTCAACTTCTTCTTCGACGGCTCCCAGATGGGCCGCTTGCCGGGGGCGGAGCATTCGAGGATGCCGGACACGCCCTCGACCATCGTGTCGCGCAGGTCCGGGCCGGTGGCCGCGACCAGGCCGATGCGCGGGGTGATCTCGGTGACCCGGTGGGTGATCTCGGAGCCGGTGCGGGTCTTGCCGGACCCCCGGCCCCCGGCCAGCATCAGGGTGAGCCAGTCGGGGGCGATCAGCGGGGGCGGGCGCTGGTCAACTCGGGCGTGCTCCCAGTCCCAGAGTTCGTGCGGGTGCCCGTCACAGCCGGGGTCCGGGCAGTAGAAGGGGCGCCAGGCCGAGCCGGAGCGTTCCTTGAGGAGTTCAAGGGCGGCTTGCTGGGCTTCGGGCTTCCAGTTCCGGTAAGCGTCAGGCAGTGGGGGCGGTGGGAGTTCAGGCATCGGGCGCACCACCATCCACCGTGCAGCCGGGTGGCGTGGTCGCCGACGAGGAGCAGGGTCCCGCAGCCCCCTGCGCACTTCGCCTGCCAACGGACCTTAGCCATGCCCTCATAATACCTACCTGCCCTCGGTCCGCTCACCTGACTTCTTCGACAGTGTTGGCCGGGCCGATCATCGCACGCCCACCGGAGGGGTCCTGGTCCACGCGCCGGGTGGGGAAGCGGGCCGGGTCGTACAGGTGCTTGGCCGGGCCGCGCGGAGCGGGCAGGTTCGCCAGGATGTCGGCGACCGGAACCCCCAGGTCGCGGGCCAGCGCCTGCGCGACGGCGTGCTGACAGTAGACGGTGCCACTGACAGTGCCGGTGGCCCGGCAGGCTTGGTAGATCAGGTACGGCATCTCCGCACTGGTGGTGAAGGCGATCTTGGCCCGGAACTCATCCAGTCGAAACGGCACCGTCGTCCTCCACGATCTGGCCGGTGATGATGTCGTACTCGTGCACCGGCGGCAGGGTCCCGGCGAGCATCTGGGACACCCACGCTTCCAGTTCGGTCTGGGTGGGGGTGTGCACGACGATCTCGGTGGGCGCGTCCAGGCCGAACAACTTGGCGTGCCGGTCGATGATCTCGCGGGCCTTGCCGAGGGCGTACAGGTGCTCGGGGTGGGCGGGGTCGGTGGCCTTGGGCCAGACGGACATCAGCAGCCGTTCGAGGCGGGCTCCGGCCAGTTGGCGCATCTTCTCCCGGTCCTGGGGGTTGTCCAGGCGCTTGGCGAGGGCCTTCTCGGTGGACACGATGGCCTGGCGGGGGGTGGGGTAGCCGACGGTGCGGGCGATGTCGGACCAGGAGGCCCCGGCCAGGCGGAGGCTGACGGCGGCGTCGGCCTTGCGCTGGCGGGCCGCCGCGAGGGTGGTGTTGCCGCCCTTGGTGGAGTCGTGGTCGCTGGACACCCCGTCGGGGTGCTCGCTGTCCTGGAACTGCACGGCTACCACCTGACCTGTTCGTCGGCTGCCTGCGGGGCTTTCCCGTCCCATCCGGCGAGGCGCATCAGCAACTCGAAGCGTTCCCGTTCCCCGACAGCGGAGGCGGTCATCGCATAGTAGGCGGCGCGGACCTCGGGGGGCACCTGCACGTGCAGGAACGGCCAGGACGCGACGGGCGGGTAGGTGACGGGGACCTCCACCAGGGCGCGCAGCACGTCGGCGTCCCGGTCGGTGAAGCCGGTGCCGAGCAGGCCGTCCCGTTTCGCGAGGTCGTCCAGCAGTTCGAGCAGGGCGGCGTTGTCGGGTCGGGCGAGGGAGGCCATCTGGTTGTCGGCGAGCAGGATGCGCAGCGCCGTGTCGTCGTCGCACTCGATGAGCACGACGGGGATGCGGGTGGCCCCGAGGGTCTTGCAGGCTTCCCAGGTGGAGTTGCCCGCGAGGATGTGCATGGTCCCGCCCTGCACGTACACCGGGCGGTACATCCCGTTGATCTCGATGGAGGTGGCGATCTCCTCGACGTCGCCGTTGTTGTAGTTGCGGGGGTGCTGGTGCACGGAGTCGATGTCCACGAGCAGCGGCCCGAGGGACTCGTGGAAGTGGATGATGCCGTCGTTGATCATCAGCGGGCCGTCCTCGTTTCAGATTCTGAAATCGGCGGGAGAGTCATCAGCGGGTCGGGATGGAAGTGGGCTGGGTCTGCGCGGTGTCCACGGTGACCGTCCACGTACAGCCCCGCTCGGTGCACCCGTAGGTCCGCTTGTGACCGTCGGTCGCGATGGGCTTGGCGGTCCGCCGGTGCCAGTGGCCGTCGGGTGGGGTCGCCATCATCCGTCCTTTCCGGGGCAGGACTGCGGGGCCTTGCTCATCCGCCACCCGCACACCGTGCAGATGGTGCCCGCCGCGTTCGGCTTGTGGTCCACGACGTCCACGAT